TTACATCGTATCTTTCCACACCGCTTACCTCTCTTTATTCATGCTCACAATCTTTATGCCCCGGGCCGCCCGGCACATGGCCTGCCTTAAACTGCTTATGATCCGGGCTGTAATCTCCCTCATACGGCGTGTCTGCAATCACTGGCTGCCGGCCGGGATCCTCTTTTCCGGTTGCTGGGCCATAGGGTACGGGTGTCTTATAGTTCATGTCTGGCTTGTTTCTTAACATAGTTTCGTCCTCCTTATTCTATTGGTGTTTCTGGGTCTACGGGTTCCGGATCTAGCTCTGTCACCGGCGGCGCGTACACCGTCTCGGCCAGCAAGGCAAGCTCGGTCATCTGCTCTGCGTCGATCATATCAAACGCAAAGTATACCCCCAGTTTGTCCGTGGCCTCCTCTTTGGTGGAATAATACTTTTTGCTGATAAGACTCTCCATCAACGTGTAAATCACTGTGTTACTCATAATCTCATACCTCCTGTAATAATCTGGTTGTCTGGTTATCAACAATAGCCGCCTGCGTCGCTGTCGGCAGGGCTGCTACTATTGCCGCTATCTGGTTGTCGGTGTACTCTTTGGCCGCCTCCTGGCACTGCTCGAGGGCCTTGTGGGTGTCCTTGACATAATTCAGGGTGACCGTGGGAGCCGGGCCGCCTGCTGTGATTGTTAAGTGCGTTGTGCCTGCGTAGGTGGTCAGGGCGTTGAGGGCCTGCTGGGTGGCGTCGGGGAAGGGCTCCCAGGTGGGAGTGGCAAGGGGATAGATGGTGATTGCATCGGCCATAAACTCCTTAAATGCTTCGATTGTTTCGAAATCAGGATTGAGGGTACGAATAAAAATTTTTCCTCGCTCATCTGTCGCCATGTAATCGCCGGCATTGCTAAAGCTGGACCCATTTGGTCGTCTTGTATATTTAGTGCACATAACCATGCAATTTAATTTTTCAATCATATCTGTTGCATCGTATACAAATCTATGCCCGGCGCTTCCTGATACTACATTTATTTTCTTCCATTGCCCGTTATCCACCACACCAACACACCGTTCAATCCCCCACACGCCATCTCTGCACATGATCCGGTCCCGGTACTCTTCAATCCCGCGTAATGGTTCGGTCAGGGTGATGGCGGCATTTTGGCAACCCATGTATGGCTCCCAGGGGAGCGGGATGTCTCCGGCGTTAATCATGATATCCTTATATATTACATAATCATTTACGACGGCCGCGTCACCGATATCTGCATACAACAACAATGCCAATTTTGTAGCCATATCATTTTGAGGATCCTCTATTGTAATTGTAGTGGGAGATTTATTTACATACACCACGTAGGACAATACGGATCCATTATTGTCTATCCAGTACAATCTGATACCGGGCGTCAAACCACTTTTACTTGATACGATACCGCTGTACGATATTGTTAATGTCTTACCAATAATATTAATTTTATCGTCCACAATAAATCCTGCATATTTTCCGCCATTAGCTCTTGTGTAAGTAATCTTAATGGCTCTTTTGTCCGTGATATCAGCTTCTGCACCTGTCCCCTGTAACGTCACAAGAGATTTGTAAAATAACTGCGCCCCTGTCACCCCCACCTCCAACGTCTGCGGATACTCCACCGACGGGCTCGGCTTGCCTCCAGTGTACGGCTCCCATGGTAAGGCGGTGTCACCAGTATTGAGCATAGGTTTCAATGCGGCAACCTCAGATGGTGTCACCGTTCCACTTGTACCATCTTTGGATATAAACCTAATTCTGATATATGCGGTTTCATCTGCGACTGTAAATTTCCCGTTAGTTGGTTTAATTGATAAACTGCTTAGTATTACTTTTTCTTTGCTGAAGTACATAACATGATTAAAATATGGCTTTAACCCATCACCGCTTAATATATAATCTCCCGGCTTAACTGGTATATAATCACTACGGACAAAAACGGATGATTCGCTTTCTGCTCCTGTTTCAGTACTAATCATACCCTGTACAATCGTGTCAGCATTTAACAACTGCGCCCCTGTGCTGACCGTCCCTGTGCTGATAATGTCCTGCGGATATTCCGGGCTGGGGGAGGGTGCGCTGCCTGTGTAGGGCTCCCACGGTAATGCTGTGGTTCCCGCATTTAGCATGGGATAACACACACTATCGGCTGTTACTCCTGATAATACTTTTATTTCTGCACGCGCCCATACATCACGGTCAATCGTAATGGTCGTACTAGCAACATGGCCTACCTTTGCCAGTTCACCGACAAACTGGCCGCCCTGTGCACTTATTTCAACAAGCTGAAAATACATTCTGCCAACGACCAAACCGGATAATCCTGATAGGGTATAATCCCCCGCCAGAATCAGGATTTCCGCAACCGTAAATGTAATAGCGGCTGTTGCGGTCCCCGTTATGGAAATTCCACCGTCCGTCTGTGTTTTCACAGTGATACCATTTTTAGTATCGTTGAATTGAGGTTGTAGTAACAACTGAGCTCCGGTCGTCACCGCCTGTTCACTCCGCCCCATCACTTCCAGCCCCAGCACCGGCGCCGTCCATGCGTCCTCAACAGTAATATCACCCTCTCCCGTCGATGTCTCTGTCAGGGCGTTGGCATATTTGCTGTCAGACTCACGCTGGCTATATCCCACAAATGCGGCCTTCTGCGCCTCAACGTAGTCCGTTACCGCCTGCTGAGTCTGGGCCGCTGCTGTCTCACTGTCCTTTGCATTTGACTCGCAGGCCTTCGCATTTGCTGCCGCATCGACCGCTACCTGTATGCTATCCGCTGCATCATTTGCGCGCTGGGCTCCGTCTCTGGCCTGATTGCCCTGCTCCGTGGCGTACTGGGCGGCAATGTCTGCGGCCTCGGTTGACACCTTGACGTCCCGAAGTGCTTCCTGCAATGACTGGAAGTCGTCCGAGGACTCGATACGGGCCTGATCCATCACCATTGGATATACTGCTATGGGGAAAGTCTGTGATTTGATATCCCCGTCCGGCGCCAGAAAGTACAGCTCACCTGACTGCGTTCCCGTCACTGCCGTCATCTGCTCCGTAATTGGCGCCAGAACTGTATGTTCATCAATCTTTGTACACGTCGCCGTTGCCAGTGTCCCATCTGCCTTGTGGACATTAAGATATATCTGCACATCAAACGGGATAAGCCAGTACTCCCCCTCAAACGCTTTCAGGGTGATCTTCGCCCACCGGCTATTGGTATCACATTGCTTGACTTTCAGCGGTTCCTTTTTTACATCATCTGCCATGTATAATACATAGCTCTGGATTGTGCCCTGCATGGTTTATCCCTCCTCTGTCACTGCCCGTAAAACCTCATATTTCTCGGCGTCGGTCAGGTTGCGGTATCCCTTCAGGATCTCTTCCACATCTTCCCCCTGCCCACGCCTGATCTTAAGCGCATAGATAATTATATTTTTCGCCGCTGTACTAAGCATGGTACGCACCTCCAATCACATCAGCCAGGATCAGGGACATATCGTCGATCATAGCGCGCAACTCCTTGACCTCTTCCTGCAAGTTGACTCCTTCGCCGTCATACTGATAGACCGGCTGTGGGTTGCCTGGATTACTCACATCAATACTGGTGATCGTGGCGCCGTCCGGAATTACAACGACGAGGCCGAGGACTCCGGCGGGGACTGTATCCTGACCGTGAATTACCGACCAGATTGTGCCGGTAGTGTCATAGATGATTAATGATTTCATAATGCATTTCCTCCTTCTATTCAAGCCATACGTGATAGATGTTACCGGTAATACTGGATCCAAACCTAAAACCGATCAGCTGATCTCCCAGATTAGCCGGTAATGGAATTGTGATTGTAGTTCTTCCTGTACAGGCTGACCCTGCAAAAATATGCTGCGCAAAGCTATACCAACCGGTTCCGGACCCTCTGTAAATATCTAAATATCTTCCGCTACTTGCACCGTTACAAAACTCGCCATCTATTTTCAGGTTTGCATGACCAGTCAAATTAAACTTAATTGATGCATTGATTATTTTTGTATCTGACGTATCGCGTATCTCTATGTGATCCAGAAAAAATGTTACATAACCCGAACCGCTTGAACAACTAAAATTCGCCGGGTTATTGCCATGTAAATATAAATCATTTGCTGTTGGAAAATATCCTTCACAAGTCCCGTCCACGTAACTGCTGCCGATCCAATACCGGTACCCCTTTTTAACGACACTCGCCGGCGGAAGTGGAACAGCCGCTATTTCCACATTGCCGGTCATGCGCTTCCATGCGCTCCATACAGTCTGGGCGTAGGTCTGGGGTGTGATCGTCACCCCCGCCATGGACTGGATCTTGCCCTGTTTTCCCAGCACATTAATACTATCCAACATATAATCCGGATTGAGCCCGATTGCATTAGCTATGGTAGCTTGCGATGCCTTAACCTCTGGGTATCCATTAGAAGTAAGATTTATATACGCTCCTTTGGGAATACGATAATACAGGCTCCCTTCATAGAGTATTGTAGAAGCCGCAGTAGTTACATCAGGATTGTTCGGCATAGTCCCCATAAACTCCACGCCGCTGTCATTGGTGGCTGTCTTCCCGGCCAGTACATCCGCCGGCTGTGCATTCCCGGACCCCAATACAATGCGTCCGATATTTGCTGCCATCTCCTTAAATGTCGCTGTCGCCGCCGTTGCTACTCTCTTTGCAGTGATGGCTGCGGCAACAAGGGCTTTTCCATCACTGACAGATTTTTTTGTTTCTGCTACCTCCGCTGACAGGTCGTTAAATTCCGCTGTCGTGGCGTATCCCTGACCTTCAAGCTCTGCAATCATACCGAGGATTGTTGACCGCTGCGCCGCAAAGTAATCGTCAAACTCTCCCTTATACTGTGTGTTTTGACTTGAAATCGCTGACCAGATCGAGTTGAGGTCCAGAATCTCGCGCAGGTCTCTGAAGTCTTTGATGGCACCGGCCTGCTTGATATACTGGCACCATGGCATCTGATAGACCTTTCCGGTATCGTCCAGATCCTCTTGTCTTACCGATGGATAACTGGCGGTACTGGTCAGTGTCTTGAAGACACCCTGTATAAATTCTTCCGCTGTGTTTTCTTTGCTCAAGTCAACCTCGAAGACCACTTTGCAATAGAGCTGTCCTGACACGACATCAGGTGATGCAATCTCTTCCGTGCCGATAATCTGGACCATACGCCCAAACACAATAAAATATCCTTTTTGTACATAGACTTTTCCGTTTGCATTGCTGATTGCGCAGCCTTTAGTCACGCCATTTGCATGATTCAAAAACGTATACATAAAGTGCGCGAAATTCTCACTGGTGATCAGCTGCTCCGAAAATGTGATTCCATTTACCACGCCATCACCCCTTTCTCAATTTATCTATCAATGTAACCTTCAGGCTCCCGAATGTCAGCACAACCATTCCGGATGTACTTTTGATCGCGGATTTCGTAATCATCGAGGTTCGGATCCCTGACTTCGTTTTGATTGTACACTCTCGACCGACGTAGAATCGGTTGGCCGGATACAGCTTGCTATTTCGGTTAAGCGAGAACGAAATCTTATGACTATACCGGTTGGATGCAAACTCATTGTAAACTTGCTGCAGCATCTCTTCTTCTGTCTCCGCCTCAATGTAAATACTTTTGGAGACGCCGGCGGCCCGATCAGCGTTGTTGCTATCCTCTGTAATGCTCCTGTCTGCCAAAAGGAAGAAGCGTCGTTTTGTCAACACACCCACAACTGTATTGCCATTGCTGTCTTCCTTGTCCGGAATTTTCCAGTACACCAGAAGACGCACCAGCGCCGACACTGAATAGGTCTCTGTATAATCTGATATATCTGTTACTTCTATATCAATAGGGATCATCGGTTCCGCTTTTTTGTACACACGAATTACCAGTTGATTTCCTGCAAAGTCAAAATCAACATAGATCCCATAATACTGCTTCGCATTGCCGAGATAGGTCTTAAGATTGTAGACTCCCTTGTCGGCTTCTACCCGCGCCGCTACCGGTGTATGGGTCGTTGCCATGGCCGTGTATGGCCGGTCCATCAAAGTATCACCGCTGGCTGTGTAGTTGTCCCGTATTGCCTGGACGATAAAGTCCTCAATTCCAGTGCCGGATATCAAGTTTTCATGCTCAACAAAAATCTGACGGTCAAATAGACACTCCTTCTGCAGGAGACTGATTGTATATGCCTCGTTATCGCTGCCACTCTTGTAGGTATCGCAGATCCCAGTAAAGACCGTGATGTTATCATCTTTACAAAATACAAAATCGTCATCTGCTATGATAGGCTTGCGGGCCACGGTGATGCTGCTCTTGTCGTTGTAGTCGATGTCCTCCCGGAAGTCATACTCTTCAAACTCTAAAATGTCTTTGATCCGCAAATTGCTATTATCCAAAATATACGCCAACATAATCACACCGCCCTGTAAAATCTATAGATTGTTAACACTGTTCTATTCGTGGCTCCGGTATCTGACGAAAACTCGATCTGAGAATCGCCGACCGGTAGTTTAAAGAAATTCGTGTTATTGATATCCAGTGAGTCAACAAAATTTGTTTCATTGCCGGCTTGATCCACCCGGAGACAATACAGATTCCCGTCAACGGAACTGTACAGAATCTTTTCACCTTGCTGGAGGATCGTCGGGAAGCATACCCGGTATAATTCCCGTTCTCCCTGCTCCACCAGAACAACCGGATTCTCACAGTATCCGAATAGCTCCAGCTCAAATGTTGCTGGCACATGTCCGGTATTACTGATTGTCACCTTGCGACTCGAATAATCATTGAACCTTGCGGGCCAGGTAAAGCTCCACCGAAGTTCCCCCTCAGTCCTTCCTACAACGAACCGATCAACCTGATTGGAATAGAACAATCCCCTGCACATGAACTGTAATTCGCATTCCAAGACTCGAGCCTCTGTAATCTCGCTCTTGCCAAACTCCACAAGATCCACGTCCCGGTAATACTCACCGGCATCGGTCCTGTAAATAAGTTTTAGTTCTGCTGCCGCGTTAGTAAATGCAATAAACTTACTACACGCTACATAGGGCGCAGCGCTGCCGAACACCACTGTACCGGTTACTGCCTGCTGACTTTCTTTGAAATAGTTCCTGATAAAACTGTGTCCAATCGGTACATAAGAGGATTCCATGCTGTATCCCAACCCTTCCGGGGATATTAAAAGGCCAGTGGCAGGATTGTTTAAGTCCCACCTCTGGCCGTATTCATTTTCGAGATAAAATTGTCTTATCATAATGCCTCCCCCAAATGCTCGTTGACCGACTCTGCAACTATTTTTCCATCAAGGATTGTCTGGTTATAACTTTTAACGACAATTGGCTGCCTCGCGGCTTTTCCATTCATAGGTTCCGCCATCTTCCATGTAAGATCCTTCATCTGGTCTGTAACCCGTCGCTTATTATCCCGGATCCCCTTCGCAAAGCCCTGCATCATATCCGGCATCCATTCATCATCGTTCTTCATTGGGCCTTTTTCGGGCGTAGAATGATGCAGATAATCAGATACCGTATCAGCCGCAGCTTCACAGGCTTCTTCAAGATCACGAATCTTACTACGGATTCCAGCTATGTAGTTATCCATCATATCGACGCCCCAGCCTCTCGATTTCTGCGTAAGACCTTCGATATAGTCAACCGCAGGATCTAAACCGGTTGTAATGATTCCAGGTAAGGTATCTACTTTTTCTTTAATCCCATCGGCCATATCAGCGAATGCCTTGATAGAATCCGATTTTATCCCCTCTGTCTTTGTGCGGTTATTTTCTTCCATCTCTGTAAGCTTATCACTATGATTAGTCTTTACCTTATCAATAGCCGCTTCGTGGTCGTCGCGGATCTCCGTCCACCGCTTTTTCCATATCTGACTTACTGATTCCATCACTTCAGTGATTTTATTATCCAGTGCTGTCATTTTTGTATCTGTCTCAGTTGATATCTCTGATAGGGTTGTCCTAAGCTGTGTTACAAGCCCAGTCGCCCATGTCTGCCAATTATTGGACATCGTTGTCTGATACAACTGGATTGCAGCCTGGGAACTGGCAAGGTTTCCCGATAGTGTTCCCGTAGCTGTGGTAGCCACTTTATTAACAGCCGCGGTTACATTATTCGTACCTTCCTCGATTCCTCCGGCAAGGCCTTCGTCGAAATCTAAACCAATGCCATGGGTTACGCGAGATGGGGAATGACTGTCTAAGGCTTCTTTCGTTGCATCTATTCCAGCATCAGCTACATTACCCGCAGCAGTTTCTACTTCTATGGTTCCTTCCTCTATTCCTCCAGCAAGACCGGCCGCGTAATCCTGTCCGGTTGTCTTCCCTGCTTCTTTAAACTCTCCCGACTTATTCTCAAGAGCCTTCGCAGTGTTGGAAATAGATTCTCCAGTTGTATCTGGCAGCTTATCCAGTTCCTGCTTGCTTAGATTTACAAGCGTCTTCATATTGTCAACCTGGCTCTGTGTAATTCCGGGCGCTCCAGCGTCGACTGCAGCTTTCATTTCTGTGTATTTCTGAGAAAAATCAGCCACCTGGCGTTCGAGTGATTCTCTGGTTGACGTTTCCGTGGTCTGAAATGCATTACTGGTTTTTAAAACTGCATCTGCAATCTGCTGTTGGTTGTCCGATACAAGCGCTGCCGTCAACGCTTCGGTATTTGCAATAATTGAACTATAGCCGACATACTGCTCTTCGGCTTTTGACAATTTCTCATTTAGCCCCACAAGTTTGTCACTATATCCCGTTACTTGATCTCCAGCTTCTTTTACTTTTTCGCTTGCTTCCAGAACAGAACGAGCATACGCACCATTTGTATCTTTATTCTTTTCATACAGTGCATTTAATTCTTCTTGGTATTGCTTCTCTTTCTTTTGCGCCTCATTAAGCGCTTTTTTATTATCTTCAACCTCTTTCTGGGCTTCATTATATGCTATAAATGCATTTGTTTGATTTTGTAGTGCTTCTGTATAAGCCGCTTCATTCGCAGACAATAATGCATTGGCCTGCTTCTTTACAATCAGCTGATCGATACTATCGCACATTTCTTTATATTTATCAATCTGATTGCCAGTCATTGTGTATTCCTGACCCAATGCCGTTGATAATTCTCCCAGGATGTATTGTGCACGCTCCTCGTATCCTTCCAGGACGTTTCCATTCTCATCAGTAATGCCTTGTAGTTCAGCAAATAATTCCCGTTCCTTATTGGCTTCCGTTTCCACGCCGGCCGCCGCATCAGCACGTCTCTGATTTAACTGGTCATACGCTGAATATAATTCGTCAACTTTTGTTTTATTCTCTGCCTCCTGATCAGTGAGTTTGACTGCTTCGTCGTAATATTCACTGGTCTTTTCTTTCGATTCTGCCAACACAAGAGCAATGGCTCCTATCGCCGCAGCCGTTAATAATAGAGGTCCGCCAACTGCTGATAGAGCAGTAAAAACAGCGCCGAGTGATGTTACTGCGGTCATCAGCGCGCCTATCCCAGTGGCCATCTGTCCTATCAAGATGAGTAACGGCCCAATCGCAGCAACTATAAGCCCGACGGTTACAATTGTTTGTTTCTGAGAATCTTCCAGGCTGTTATACCAGTCAACCCACTCCTGTATCTTTCCCACAAGCGCCCGTATCATCGGCACAAGCGAGTCTCCAATACTGATAGCAGCCTCCTCCAGCTGGCTTTTTAAGATCGTGAGCTGTCCGTTAAGGTTGTCCTGCATGACCTCCGACATCTCTTTTGCGGAGCCGCTGGAACTATTGATTGCATCAGAAAGCTTTTTGTAATCCTCCTCACTGGCGTTAATAATTGCCAACATACCGGACATAGCCTCTTTCCCAAAAAGAGTAGCTGCATAAGATGACTGCTGCTCCTGTGTGAGTCCTTCTATAGCCTGCGTGCCGAGGGACAATGCAAGGTTCTGCTCCACCTGGGCCCGGTTCGTCTTTTTCGTCACCTTGATACCAAGCTTATCCTGGGCCTGCTTTTTAAACTGGGCCTCCGACATACTCTTAACCTGTTTCTGACCAGCATACATTGCTAACTTAAAATACTTTTCTTCGTCAGTCAGACCGCTTAAGGTATCTCCATATCCGTCAGCTATCGCTTCCTGCTCGATCATTTCAAGTTTCTGTTTCTTCTGTTCCTCCGTCGTGACGGCAAAAGAGCTTCTGAGAATCTGCATTGTTTCATCAAGGGATTTCATGGTACCGTCTTCGTTTGCCACTTCGATCCCCAGTTCCTGCATCACGCCTTCCATGGCCTCTGTTGGTTTTACCATGTTCGTAATGGCTGCTCTAAGCTGTGTACCGGACTGACTGGCCTTGATACCGCTGTTTGCCATCAGACCGACTGCAAGAGCCGTATCCTCCATGGAATAACCCAAGGAACCACATACCGGAGCCACGTACTTAAAGGTCTCGCCCATCATTTCAACGTTGGTATTGGCATTACTGGAAGCAGCCGCCATAACATCAGCCAGCCGCCCGGCATCGGCAGCCGTATAACCCATACCAGTTAAAGCGTCCGTAACGATGTCTGATGTCGTTGCCAGATCAGCACCGGAAGCCGCCGCTAAATCCATGATACCTGAGATACCACTTAGCATATCGTCGGTTTTCCAGCCAGCCATAGCCATGTAAGTCATGGCATCTGCGGCATCTGATGCGCTAAACTTAGTCTCAGCTCCCATCTCCCGGGCCTTAGCACGGAGTTTATCAAAATCGTCCCCCGTGGCCCCGCTGATGGCCGATACATTGGACATGGATTCATCGAAGTCTGCCGTCGTCTTCACAGCCGCGGCCCCAATTCCTGCCACGGCCGCCGTAACCGGCAAGAGCTTCTTTCCTGCGCCTTCAATTTTCTGACCAACTTCCTGAAATTTCTCTCCAGCAAGACTAATCTGCTGTAACGTCACATTGGCTTCGCCTGCTTGTTTTTCCAGTGTTTTTAGCTGCTGCTCAGTGGCGATAACCTCCCGTTTCAGTGCATCGTACTGTTCCTCACTGATTTTTCCCTCCTTGAACTGCTCCTGCGCCTGAGCTTCTGCTGTCTTTAATGTTTCTAATTTCTCTTTCGTGTCATTAACGACCTGAGACAGCAACTTCTGTTTCTGACTTAACAACTCAGTGTTTGATGGATCCAGTTTCAGGAGGCGGCTCACATCTTTAAGCTGACTCTGTGTGCTGCTGATTTCCTTATTGACTCCGCTCAATGCTTTATTTAGTCCGGTGGTATCGCCACCGATTTCTATTGTTATGCCTTTGATTCTGTCAGCCACGAATACCACCTCCTAAAACTTATCAAAATCGTTCTGCGTTGCCATATTGGGATACTTATAATTATCGTTTTGAGACTCTGTAAACATGTCCATTACTAAACCAATCGATAGTAAATCGAGATCGCTGATAGAAATCCCGATCTGTGCCGCTCTTAGCATAAAAAGCGGAGTTGTCATTTCCCGGCTACTCGGTTTAAGTTTTTTTTTGCCTCCACATCAGTTTGTAAATTGAGATGCCAAAGATCCACAAGCTGCGGAATGACCTCATAAATCGAAAACGTATTAAACTGATCCAACCATTCTTCCGGTGTATCCGGTTGAGAAGGGTCTGCATGTTTTGCCATAACGTAGGAAACATTCTCAAAGATTTCCAGAATCTCAAGTGGAGTATCTTTTTTTTTGCCCTTTACGGTCTTTTCAAGTTTCATAAAATCCCGGAAAATATCACGCTGAAACATTGCCCGGTAAAGCCTTGGAACGGTTGCCGATGCCTTAAACGGTACCAGTCTCCCATCAATTTCTATCTCCTTACGAATCATACGCCTGCACCACCTTCGGTCGGCATATACACAGCATCGTACCAGCCATCATATGTAGCCGTATCCGTTGTGTCTCCCGTCTTTGCCTTGATCTGACCATTACTTAAGGAGGTTGCTGAAATAGTAAGGGTTTCCGTTACCGGATCCTTTGTTTCCTCACTGGTCTGGGATTCAATTGATGGACGTGTGGACGTACAGTTATACAGCACATGGCGGATTCCATTCTGATCTCCTTCAAACTCAAACAACAAAGCGAATGCTTTTGGCTGCGCATTTGCATTTTCAATTAAGACTTTCTTACCGTCCAGTACTTCTCCCAATACTTCAGTACGGAAGGACTCAGGAACCAGTGCAATCTCCAGATCACCTTCATAGCCGTTATTGCTTACACTTTTGTAATACACAATGCCATCGGCATGAAACGGTGAGATTTCGCCCTGTGCATCTAACGAAATACTTACTGAGCCAGGAATAGCAACTGGCTTTTCATAGGTAATCGCTCCGCTCTCACCTTCCGTAAGCAGAGCATAATGTGTATTTTTTAGGTTGTACTTTACTTTGTTCTTACTCATTGATTAATACCTCCGTTTCGTATAAAACCTCAAACATCTTTTCTGATGTGAGGTATGTTTCTGTTTTCTCATAAAAAAAGCCATGCTCTTTCAGCACAGCTTCCACCTTCTTTTCGGCCTCTATATCCTTTTTCTCGGTATATAGTTCTATGTCCAATTCGTTGATGGCCTGATATACAATTCCATCGGCCGCAAAGTTATCGGTACTCGGATACAGATACACAACATACGGCTTTTCCGGCTCCTGTCCTTCCTCAAAATGATGATAGGCCGCAGGAAATCCTATGGACTTTACCATTTCAAATACTTTCTGATTAGTCATCGTGACAGCCTCTCTTTCAGACGTTTTTCGTAGTTTACCGCGGCATTTTCTTCAGCTGTAGAAATATGAGGAATCCCTTCTACCCGGCCGCCTCCACGTTTTGCATGACCTTTTTCCAGCAGGTGGGTAAGACCTGGTTTCTTCCGGTTGTAGATCCGGATATCTACGGAAACCGCTTTTTCTGATTCCACTTTTGATGTCCAGCCGTCTTTATAATGGCCCTTCTTACTCCCTCGCCCTTCAGGTGAAATCTGTTTTAATTCCTTTACAGCTTCCTTTGCGACTGTTTTGGCTTCTGTCTTCATATCAGCAGATACATCCGCCGCGTACTCTTCCATCATCTTCATAACCTCACTGGCAAGAGCATCAATCTTAATTCCTGACATTCTGTTACCCCCTTATCGTGGCTCTGATTTTAATGGTTTCGTTCTTGTACTGCACATTGTCAATGCTGGTTATGTTGTATTCCCTGCCACGGTGTAACAACCGATATTCCTTTGTATTCATGGCTCCCAGCAAAGAATGATAACGCATAATAAACATTACCGTGTTCTGCGCCTGTGTTTTTGCAGCTTCCCAGTATTCGGAACCAGACAAATTGTTCATGTAGGCATATCCCTTATAATATTCCGTCCATACAGGTATCTGATTTCCGATCTCGTCCTCGGTATACCCGTTTTTTTCAATTGAAACAGGTTCCCGGTATGCTCCTGCATTCATTGCTCCGCCTCCTATAACAGATTCTCACAGTACATTCCCAGAATAGTATCCACTACGCGGTTGGTGTTGGCCTTATCTACATACATCTGCCGGTTATCATACATATCTGATATGAGCACAAGGACAGCGATTGTGATATCCTCATGCTCATCAATTTTTGCTTCACTCAATCCTGTGTAGCTTTTAACGTACTCGACCGCGGCCTTCTTAATGATCTCCAGATACGCCTGATTCTCCTGCATGTACGTTTCCTCTTCCCGCAGCTGCCTGCAAATATCTCCGAACGTTATCTGGCTTACCTTCATGTCCTGTCTCCTTATGCAGATGCTTTCATTACCAGTTTTGCGATCTTCTGGGCGTTCTCAACCTTCGCGTCAAACTCCATCCACGCAATCACACCAATCGCGTGTTCGTCCGCATATCTTTCCTGAAGGACCTGCACCGATGCGTCTTCAGACAGTTTTACTGCCAGTCCGGAAAAATCGCCGTAATAAATTGCCGTCTTACCGGCTTCCATACCGTCCATCTGGTCAGACACATAAACCGGCTTTCCAAGCAGCGTGGTACCAAACGCAGACGTTATATCGTCCTGCATCAGATAACGTCCGTTTGAATCCTTCAGGAGTCTTAATGCGGTACGTGTCGCGCTGTTCATGATAAAGACACCCTTAGCCTGGAATGCGTCCTTTACAGTGTCCTTAAGCATGATAAGCTCATCCATGGTTATTTTGTTCGCTGCGGCTGCCGTTGTGGAAAGAGTTACACCTTTTAAACCGTCTACTTTAGCAGTAGTGCCATGAAGCAGCTCCATCTCGATAAATCTGGAAATAGATTCTGACATTGCGGTCACTACGAAGGATACAATATCAAACTGGCTGTTGTTTGCCAGGGATTTAGACACCTTAGAAAGTGCTCCCGCCAGGTACCCTGTCAGTTCGATATTGGTAAACTTTCCGCTCGTGCTGGTTAAAGACTTAAACTCATCTGCATAAGCCATCGTAATGGTATTGCCATCGGCGGCGTAATATGGAATAGACAGAGTACCCTTGATGTTGTACCGGGTCGCAAGTCTGTAAATCGGGCAGATATCCTCAACCTTTTTGATGATCCGATTTGCAATAGTCTTCGGAATAACGGCACCGTTGTCAGTTTTGGTCATTTCCCCGGCACGCTCTTCCAGCACTTCTCCGCGAATATAAGCTGCAAACGCACGCTCTTCAAGCTCTTCCTGCTTCAATTCTTCATTTTTGGCTGTACTGGTGACATTCAGTTTCAGATCCCTGGCGCGCTCCAGTTTCTCAATGGTGCTGTCCAAGGCCTTCACCTGCTTGTCTAAGTCATCAAACTTCTGATCCTCTTCCGGGCTAAATGCTCTCTTCTCTGTCTCTGCGGAAGATGTCAGATCCTTCATCTGCTGGACCAGCTCCGCCCTCTGCTCCGTAAGGGACTTTAAGTCCTCTGCTCGATACTGCATGTACTGTCTTACAATTGCTTTCTTTCTCATTTTGTTGTCTCCTTTTCTAATTCTTTTAGTCTATTCTGATATTTGCTTAAATCAACGTGCTCCTTTTCCGGTTTAATCTCTACATAGTCTGCACGGACCTCCAGCGCTTCCGGAGTCAACACCGTTTCACCTTCTGCCCTTACTTCAACACTTGTCCCCTCATAGCATGGCTGTTTCCTCTCGTCTATGATGGACACCTCCACGAGGTCCATATCCTCAACAAACCGGCGTTCCAGTGCATCGTGAATATTCTCTTTACTGGCATCCTTCTCCCTGAATCCAAAGGACCAGCCCCGAAGCTTTTTCTTCCGAGCCTTTTCAATGACTTCCGGATCCGTGACTTCAGCTCTGGCGTGGAGGCCGATGCTGTCCTCGTACAGTTCCAGATTAGTGCTTGTAGATCCCAAGTTCCTGGTCTTGTCGTGGTTAAGGAGCAACTGCACCTCATTATGTCTGAGCGCCCGCTCAAAAACTCCTGGTACTATCTGCTCCACAAATCTCTTGCCGGTCTTCCGGTCCCGCATCGGTCGCGAATCCCTGGCAACAGCATTGACATAACCTTCAATTACTACGCTGTCCGCTCTTATTTCAATCCTCATTTATTTCTTCACCTTCTTTCTGTTCAGATCCTTTTTGGATCGGCGTAAGTCCTCCGGTCTGATTCATATTTGGTACATAAAACTGGTTTGTCTTTGGATCATACAACACATCATTTAGTCCCAGGCGCACAAAATCCAGCCCCAGCGGCGGATAATTCTCCTTCATGCGTATCTCATCAGTCTGTAAAAATCCATTTTTGCTAGCTATTTCGTAAGCACGGAACCTCTTTTCAATATCTCCCTTAGTCAACTCTGATGTATCCACTGCAAAATAATAGGATCCCTTCTCAGATTCAAGAAGCAGATCCCGATTTAAAGCGCATTCAAATTCTTTTAAGATTGGATTCAGGCAATACTGGACAAAATTCGTTTTATCCTCTTCTGTCGCTCCGCCGTTGATCATAGCCGGCGGCATATTAAACAGCTTGCAGATTTCATCACTGTTGGTTTTTTTATTCTCATTCAGCTGCATCTCTACAGATGTGTTACTCGCCTCCTGGAACTCCAGTCCCTCATTTAAGATAACCACATTCTCGGTATTGTTCTGGTACAATCGGCGCCATGCTTTTCTAAGGGCCGTTATGGCTCCTTCGGAAAGCTTCTTCGGAGATTTCACAAACCCTTTTTTATTCCCACCTGTTTTCACCAGTCCTTTTTCATATTTCAGGGAATGGTATGCTACGCTTAAGACTTCGCTGTTTTCATCGATAACACTCTTTCCAGACCGTCCATCTTCCGTATTTCTGAGAAACTTCAAAAACTCAAACGGCCTGTACCTTGCCCCCTGAATCATGATATCGTAATCCTTAAAGATCGGATCCGAAGAGAATATGAAGGAAATCTCATTTTCCTTGACGTAATGCAGGGATTTTATGCGATTTCCCGTCCGGTTTACAAAGGCATACCCACCTTTTCCGGTCAGGTAATCTCTAGTCAGCGCCCGTTTAAACTGCACGCCGTCCAAGGTGTCCCCTGTATCATCGTTCAGCAGCCGTACTCTTGTGTCTTCCTTGACGGTCTCCAGCTTGCCTTCAGTCAGCTTATATAGCTTAATAGGTATGGTTGATACCGTTTCTGCTATTTTATTTACGCAGGCCGCGAATGCAGGCACATTCATAGCCTGCTCTTTGGTCATAGAATCGTCCGCCAGACTGGCCTGAAGTAATGCGTCCTCATTGGATTCTGTTTCCGTTTTCTCTGGCTCCGGATCCGCCCTCATGTGAAAGGGCCACATAAACAATCACTCCTCTCTTTTCTTGTACTGGTGCAACTAACACACCTGTACGGTAAACCCGCTGTCATCAAACAATATATCCTGTTGGAGTAAGTACACCGAGTTGATAATGCTCACCACTCCGTCTACCTTACCGTTGGATTTCTTCTTGTTGACATACCTGTTCATATTGGTGTCATAGGTGCACTTTGCATTTTCAAAGTTGGTCTCCAACAGCCGGTTCTCCTCATAATGCCATTCCCGGTTTGCTACTTTTTCCGCCAACAACTTTGTAGGTGGATGCAGCGTATCTGAATGCTGCCGGATTTCCACCGTGGTGTATTCCTTATCCCATTTCTGTGCACTGGACAGGGCATTATACCTGTCGTAACCGATGGATTTGATAATCACGCCCCTGGATTCCTCCAAACCGGATACGTAATCCTCAATCACGCCATAGTCTACTGTCATGTCACCGCAGGCAATGCAGGTTCCCGCGGCAATGGCTGCCCTGTAATCAAACTTCTCAAACTCACTCTTTTCATCAATGCGTCCCTCCGGTATAAATGTCATTACTTCGCTCAACATCTCCCCGTCTTCCTCAGCTGACATGGCTACAGAACAGTTATCATTCGTCATGGCCAGATCCACACCGATATACACCTCACGGCCGGTCCAGTCTATATGTTTTTCTCTACATGCTTTCACCTGGTCGATCGGAATATATGTTTCCGTCCCAGCTCCCTGATAGATGATGTTGCAATGCTTTGTCAGGAAGTTCTCCCGCAGCTTCTCCCGGTTGATAGCCCGCTGCCGTTTCAGCAACAACTCATCCCATACTTCCGGAATCTCGAGAGCCAGTGGATTTCCATGTGCCAGAATCGTATCGTCCGTAGCCCAGTCCTTGATATTATCCGGCTCGTACAGTAACGCAAAAACAGTTTCATCATCAATCAAGCCGTCCAGGATCTTCTTTGCATTGTCTACCTCGTCCTCCAGCGGATTATCTACTGTTGGATATTTGGTAGAGATGATAAAACCCAGCTTGTTTTGAATCAATAACTGACCGGATCGCATGGCCTCCACCGGATATGACGTAGGCAGTGCCCCGACTTCATCAGCAATAAATACCGACGGCTCTTTACCGTCCATGCGGCTTGTGGAGTAGTTGAGCGGTGTATACTTTGTTTTTGTGGGATTGTGAAGAATGTAATCCCGCAAAACCTTAAATTCGTTCTCCTCGAACAGCTCAATATTCGTAGCGATTAGTGGCTCCAGGGCCTCTTTGATCTCACGGGCCAGTGCTCCATCTGGTGCAACAGAGAAGAAACGTGAATATGCCGGTTCCAGATAAAAGAGCAAAATAAAAAGAACAGCAACGACAAAAGTCTTACCATTCTTTCTGCATATCTCTAAAACCGCCGTCTGGTACCGGCGCAGCCTCTGGTCTTTCCTGTGAACCGTACACAGTACCGCCGTAATCAACAGCCACTGATAACCAGCCAGGGAGGAATACAGGGTTTTTCCTGCCTTCGGTCCCTTTGCCATCTTGAGAATTTTAAGGATTTTATTGATTTTTTCCAGGAGCCTTTCATTGATTACATACTTCTTATTCTTCCCCTTATACGTCTGGAGGAAGTCCGCACACTGGAGGATAACGTATTTCGGCGCCTTAATCTTCCCTCTGCATACCCCCTCAGCATATGCAACCGCCGGATGTTTAACCTTCGTCTTCGTCGTCATCGTTAATCAGGTCCATGATGGTCTTTTTCTTTTCACCAGGTTTCACCTTTGCAATCGATAATTTCGCCCGGCTCTGAGGGGACAAGCACAGTTCGTTGCAGCACCGGAAGTATTCTTTTGACGCCTCGGCTCTGGCCTGCCGGAAGGAATTTTCGAAAAGCAGGTCCTTCTTATCGTTGGCCTGCCGGTCCAGCTCCTGGATCCGATCCACGGCAATGGCGGTCTGTGCAAGAATAAACAGATCCAGGTTCCCCAGTATGTCCGCCTCCTGCAGTTCTCCCATGATGTAGTTGAATATGTCCATCTGTGATTCTGTCAGGTACAGTGGTGGTATGAGTTTGTCATTCTTTCCGCGGAGCTTGTCCTCCAGTTCGAGGCGTTGCGCTTCCTCTTCTTTTGGTATTGTTCCAGTCTTAACCCTGGCTGATTTTGCTGGCCTTGCCATCTAATCACCTTCCTTCCATTTGTCACGCTCCTGAGCTAAACAGTTCTTCATAAGCAGCATCTGACCAACTTTCATCTATAACAACAGAGTCGTATTTTTTAAAAACAGTCTTATCTTCATGCGCATCATAAAAGGTCCTGGCGGCACGACATATTAAAAAGCATAAACCGTATGCATCCAGATCGATAGTTCTCTTTCCACCCTCTTCATAATACGAACTATGAATATTATGAGTGCCGCATGCTTTGTCTACATGTAATCTGAACTCATCAATAAGTAATTCTTTAGTCCTATCCTTCAACTCAAAGTTGCCTTCGTGAAGAAGCGAACAACGTAAAGCATAACAGAATTCTCCATTAAACTGGAAGTCAGGGGCTTCGTCATCAGCAATGTAATGTAAAGGCTTTACGAAATCATTGTACCATGCTACATACTGTCTACGTCCCTCTCTAAATTCTTTTCCGTTTTTATCTTTACGTTTAAAATCTGGATACTCAATTTGACCGCAGATATCAGGTAAAGTTAGCGCCAACGCCAATGCTGGAAGATAACACTCACACTCAATAGCCCTTCTTATAGAATTAATTTTCTCAATCATTTTGATATTTTCCTTTCTCCGATATAGAATTAGTGTATCGACTTGGGGAAAGAAAATCAATTACTTTTTGTTGCGAACGATATCATCAGGCATTAATATTCTCATTTCTAAGATTTTGTGTATTTAGAGGTGGGGCGTCGGTGTCCAGAATTGTTTCTATTTTCCGCACAACTCCCCGGGGGATACCTCCCCAGCCAGCACCACGCCCATGTCAAGGATTACACAGGCGTGTCCCGTCTTTGCTTCCACCCGCTCCTCCATTGTTTTCCTTACTTCGTCAGGCATTTTCTGTCCCACCTGTAATACCAGTACATTGTTGTTATTCTCAATC